GTGATGGTGTCAATCTAAACCAGACCAGAACATTTAACTTTGTCAATGGTGTTGCCGATGCGGTTGGTGCTTTAGATATGGCCCTTGGTATGGCCAATAAGTTATTCTCAACAACCAATCTTGGTACCTCAGAGCAGCAAAAAAGCTGTGAGACTGGTGTAGAGAAATATCTACATAAGAGACAGGCCAGAATGGCCCTACTAGATAGGGACAAGATTGCTTTGAGAATTACCGTACCGTGGTCACCATGGCTCCACGTAGGTAACAAGATTAATTTCCACTGGAATAATCGATATAATCAAACTCAGCAGATATATGGTTCAGGAGAGTATATCATCGCTCACATGACACACAATATTCAATTTGGTGGTTACGCTGTGACCAACCTTGATTGTATTACTAATACATTTGGAGGATAAAGTATGGCAGGTGGCTTTCCAGGACCAGATCCAAAATGGTCAGTAGCAGTTACAACAGATCAGAAGGCATCTGATCATTCTGGTAATCAATCTTTTTATTCACCTATCGATCATGGTGAGGGTGTTAATATAGAAGATATGATGCTATCGCCTATGATGAACTCACCCACAGGGTTTATGCAGCAGGCTTTCCCAGGCGCACTTGATCCTGGAACACCTGTTATTGTCCTTAAACAGATGGGCGAACTAGGCGGACTCATTCTAGGACAGCCCAATACGGTAAAGAAGGGCGGCTCTAACCAAGGCGGTGGAGGTAACTTAGGATCAGCAGCAACCGTCTCCCAGCTACAATCTACCACTCGTGACATTAACATCGCTCCAGACATTCAGGAAGTCGAGGAGAACGGTGTTAAAATCAGAAAGATCATTGAGAAAGGTCAGATGCATTCCTTAGACCTGCTTGACGGTCTTCCTATTCACGGCGCTCTATTCGATATGGCAGGCTTCCGTTTGCCAGAGATCACAAACGTTCCGACGGCTAAACAGACCAATGACGGAATGGTAAGCATCGAGTCACTACAGCAAATGATGGGTCAGGTTATGTCCCTCGGCCAGATGATACAAGGTCTCGCTGGTAATAAAGGTGCTGGCGGTGGTATGGGCGGCTTCGGTGCTGGCTCACTAGGCAATAATTATTCACCTTCAGGCGCTTCTTCAGGTGCTGGTGGTTCTAATTATGGTGGTGGTTTAGGTAATAATATTATCTCGGCTGTTAATGCCGGCACAGAAACACCAATGTATAAGATTATTGAAGGCGTGACGCCACAGATGAAAGCAGCCATCAATAGCCTTTCAGTATTGCTACAGGGCTATCAGGTAAATGATGGTGTAGCCTTTATGACTGGCGGTGTGGTTCATGAGGACACATATCTGGATAATGCTCAACAGCTACTAAGTCAGGTATCGTCACTAGAAGAATTAATGTATGTTATGAACCGTCTCCAGTGGGACGAGAGTTTATTCGGTCAAGATAAGATTGAGCCAGTAATCACCGAGATTGAAACAGCATGGGGTGTGGCATTACAAAAGATTGAAGCAAACGGTAATATTGTAATCACCTACGGTTCACAAGATGCTTCTAATCTTGAGATGGAATTTGCTAATACAATGACCAGTAATACTGGCTCACCTGCTCTAGGCTATTTCAGCGGTGAAGATCACACATATTCGATTAATGCCACTGGCGCTTCTTCTGGCTTCGGTCAAGGAACAGGTGGTACTGGACAAGGTGGTCAGGGTGGTGCTGGTAATGCTCAAGAAATTATGGGACAGGTTCAAGGTCTGCTAGGTCAGATTGAAGGCCTTGCTCAGAGTATGAACCAAAATATGTTTGGTGAAGCCGCAGAAACAATGAAAGATTTGTGGAAGCGTATGACCCGAGA